CACATGAATCAATTACTTTTCTTACCCATTTGTCTACGTCTCCGTAATGTTTACTTCTATTTTCCATAATTTATTAAATTTCCATTGTGGGTTTTAACCACATTAATTTGTTTTCAAAAATATATCTTTTTAACGTTGGGTAATCGTTTAACATATCCAAAGTCAACATGGTGTCGTGTTTGAAACATTTCAACAACTCCTCACGGATTCTTTCAGAAGAAACAACCTTCATCTTTGTTTCGTAATTGTAGTTGTTGATGTAGTAATCCAAGTGTTTCAAACTAAACCCTTTTGTGATTGCAAATCTAATTGCTCTTAAGACACGAAGTGGATCATCATCAAATGTTTGTTTTGTTGGTAGTGGTGTACTTAAAACCATCTTCCCTAAATCCTTCATTCCATCAAACAAATCTATAATCTCACCATCATCATCTTTTGCCATTGCGTTAACAGTGAAATCCCTACGTTCCAAATCATCTTTAAGGGTTCCTGGAACAACGATAGGTGTTCTTGTACCTTCCACATACCCAATCTCTTTACGAGCCATTACAAAGTCTGCAACACCTTGATATTTGTGATCCTTAGGGAACTTAGCTCTAACAGTGAAACAATCAGGAGTTGAAAGAAATATCTCAAACTTTTCATTAGTAAGGAATGTCTCCAAAATAACAAACATTTCATGAGCACTTTTGTACTTTTCCAATAACGTATCACTTGGAACCGCAACATAGTCAACGTCTTTAGATTGAAGACCTAAGATCTCATCTCTAACTTTTCCACCTACCTCATAAATTTTAAATAAACTCATATTACTTAGTTTCAATTATTGTGTACGTTCCTTCTATCAAACCCAAAGACGATTCTTCCTGAAATGTATATGTTTGACAAGAGTCCTTTGATGTCATTGGTCTTGTTAAATACCAAAGCTGAGTTTCTTTCCAAGTAATATTAACCAACTTTTGTCCTTTTGGTAATCTAAGGGTTCCATCCCCTCCAAAGTTTCTAACTCTTGAATTTTCTGTACAAGATGTTATCATAACACCCATTAAAATTGCTAAAAAAACTTTTTTCATTTTACTATTTTTTATTTAAAGATTTGTTAATTAAAGTATATGGTGGACTAATTCTTACCTGAGACCCGTCACTATTAAAGTAATATGCGGTATCACCATCAAAACTAATTGTGTCCGTTAACCATATCGCATCTCTCATTTGGTTTGAACCTGAAGTAGAAACATTAACTTTACCATGAATTTCATACTTATATTCTTTCATGGTACAGGAAGTTATACCCAATAACATAATAAACATTAATTTTTTCATAAATTTTATTCTTTGATTTTTTCGTGTTTTTCTTTAAACTTATTAAACAACTCAATTAACTCATCAAAGGAATCAAACGACCATCTTTCTGTTTCAATTACAAAGAAGTCACCACCACCACCGTTATCAGTTTTGATTGTTAAGAATTGATCTTCCGTACTAAGGCAGTCCGAATCTTGCGCAAACGTGAGTTTAAACTCCTGACTCAATATTTCAGCTTTTTTCACCATATCTTATTTTTATCAAAGATATGAATTATTTTTAGATAAACCTAATACTACCTTCAAAATTTTCAACCTCACATACACCTTCATCAATAGATAATATTCTATCAATATCCTCAGGGGTTAGTTTCAACTTATCTGGTCTTGCATGGATCTTAAAACTTTTTGTTAAGGTTAATTTTGGATCCTTAATCAAATTTAATACTGTTTCGTTTTCACACTTAACAATCATTGGATATTGTCCGTTTACCGTTACAATAGCGTCATCCCCAACAAAAATTTCTTCCGTTGATCCAAGATAAGGTTTCTCATCAATTACAAATAATTTTACTCTACTCATTTTTTTTTCTGTTATATATATGATTATGATTCCAATTACCACACTGATCACAAGATTCGTAATCCGTTGAATTCTCAACATCATACTCAAACTCATCTCCATGATTGAGAATCAAATGAACAATCTCTGTCCAATCATTCATACTTAATTTATTTTTTATTGATCTTAGGTTATCAATCAATTTATCCTGCAAATCATTTATTATCTCAGGACTCCTATTGTCGTACTCATGGATAAATAATGATTCATCATCTATCTCAACATCAACACCAAAACAATTTTCACTTAAACCAATCTTATTCATATCCTTAAATCATTTTTTGCGTTCATATCCATAATATAATTCTTTAAATTTTTAATTAAAGATTCAGAATCACATTTTTCGTACATACCAGGATATCTTTTTGATAATTCGTTTGTTTCCTCCATGTCACGACAACTTGTTAATATATCCAATAACATAGATCTTAACATATGTTCTTTATCGTATGAATCCTCAATCTTCCTTTGAAGTACCTCGTCTTCAAGTTCTCTTGTGTACTCAACAAGTTCTTGAACTTCAGGTTCATCCATTAGATGTTTATTATTTCTGAATATTTGATTTATGTTCTTCATAATGTTTATTACATAATGTTCTATACCAACCAATATCTGTTCTCATATCTCCCTTTTCCCCACAGGTTTCACAAATCTCATAACTTTGATTTTCAGCCAATGTTATTCTTTTAAAAATTTCATCAGATCCGGCATTGATGTAAAATCTTAACCCACCAAACTTTTCTTTAACCTGACATAATTGTTTGTCCCAACCAAGTTTTATTAGATCTTCAATCAGTTCTTTAATCAATGGGTACCATCCACTATCAACATCAAACACCTCGCAGTGTTTAATAGTTGGTCTGTCTGAGTAATACCCATTCTCAAGCCCGCCTATAGATTCAAGAAATTCATTCATTTCATCTTTACTCATCTCTCAGAAACTTTAATATTTTTTCTTTAATACTTAATTGTTTAATACCTTCACTACTTTTTGGAGTTAAAACAAAATTATCAATTCCCCAGTTTTTCCAGTCCTCACCATTCTTACCCATATTAAGATCGTCAACCGCAACCCAATGTGTTACTTCAGGGTGATCGTGTAGGTATTGGGTAATCTCAATAACACGAGTCATTTCCAAATTCCATCTTGGTGACCAAACCCAAACTTGATCGTTATACCAAGTACACTGACCAAGATTAGTAGTTACCGCAATTGGTCGTTTGATGATCCCCTGACTTTCGTAGTAGTCACCAAGTTCTTCAAGAGTTGCGTGTAATTTCCAATCAGACGATACAACAATTTCAGCACCTGTCTCTTCAAGGATCTCATTAAGGATTTTAACCGCTTTCTTATCAAAGTCATCAAATCTTACAGATACCGGAGCATCTTTACGTTCCTTACTTGAATCAGGATTTGCTGAACGATATTTCGCCCATTTCTTTGTTCGTCCACCCCAATTGTTGGAGAGACAAATTACACCATCGTTATCTAGAACTAATACTTTCATAATTACATTATTGATCCTTTAATTTTAAAAACATATTCAATCCATTCTTCAATTATCTCATATAAGTCATCTAACATTTCATCATCAATGTTTAACGCTTTACATATTGGTTGAACAAAATTTTTATATTCCAAATATATAACCTTTTCTTTTATGTTAAATCTAAAATAAATCTCACCTTCTTTATGATAACAAAGATTTTTTGGACTACACACTAATTCACCATAATGTGTATCTAAAAAATTTAAAATAACAAATATTTTATTTTCTCCTATCATTTATAAACTTATTAAATGGATGGTCCTTATCTTTATTAATTTTCCCCATAAAAACAGAGATTATTATGATTAACAAAAAAAGTATAAGTCCTACCATATTGCAAATATAGTGAATTAATTCCAAATAAAAAACCCCACCTGGTAAGATGGGGTTTAAAAATGTGTTAATATTTTACTTTTTACCACATATTTTCTTAACATCTTCGTCATTGATGGTTTTGTTCTTTGTTTTTTCTTCTAATGCCTTTTCCGTTTCTTCTCCGAACTTACCATCAACACCAACACCTAAACATTTTTGTAATTGCACTATTCTTGGTCCTTTACATCCTTTATGATATTCACCATTACAATTCACATACTCACTTTTTCCTGTCCCGTCATTACCACCACCTGATGAACTTGGATCACATTTCCAATCAGAGTTTTTATAATCTTCCACAGATTTATGACCACATTTTTTAGCCTTTACTAATAAATCTTCTGATTGTAAAACGTTACATTTAGGATCGTTAGGTATTTTTTTACAATATTTTTTTAAATTCTCAGCACATTCTTCAACGTGATCTTTACAATATTCTTCAGATTCAGTTTGTGCGTATTTTTTAGTCATATCAACTAATGGTTCAGCAATGCCTTCCCAACCATAATCAAAATCACCATTTAACGCCTCTAACAAAGATTCTCCAAATGTATTTTCATATTTTTCACCTACCGCACAAAAATCACCAGGACTTTTAAATGATTTGAATACACCGTAAACCGCTTCTTCATCTGTACCCAAACCTTCCATGGCATGATATAATATCCCTGAATTCTTTTTAACCTCTGTATCACTCATATATCTTTTCCACTTATCCTTGTCACTACTTGATTGACAAATATCAAATAATTTTTCAACCATACCCATTTTATCGTCTTTTGTGTACGCCCAAACACCTAAAGCCGCGATACTCGCAACACCAATTATTGCCCAACCAACAGGACCTAAACCTAAAAAAGTAGCCGCAGCCGCTGCCGCTTCACCACCACCAACCGCAGCGGCCGCTCCTGCCCCTACCGCGACCTCAGTACCTACCACCGCCGCAGCTTCCGCTCCTCCTACCACCGCCGCAGCTTCCGCTCCTCCTACTACTGCCGCGGTTTCCGCTCCTCCTACTACCGCCGCAGTTTCCGCACCTACCGCCGCAGCTTCTGCTCCTACCGCAGCTTCCGCTCCTACCGCAGCTTCCGCTCCCGCAACTTCAGCACCTACCGCAGATTCGGCTCCTGCAACTTCAGCACTTGACGCAGCATTTTTTCCTATACCTGTGACTGATTTTACTACTTTACCTCCTCCAACAGTGTTTGTTGCAGTTTGAACGTTTTTATTAGACGCAACATCTTTTACCGCATCAATAACCTTTTCAGGTTTATTAATCCATTTTGAACCTTTAGGTGTTTTTCCTTTATCAACGGCAGAATCAAAAATATCACCATCTGGTGTCCTAAATCTTCTTGGTTTACCATCTGAAGTCCCATAAATATTAGTACCGGAATCACTATCTAAACTTTTTAATATATCAGCATAACCTTCATAACCTTCTTGTTCATTTAATGTCTTAGAACGATCGTAACCCATAAGGTTTTTAATCCTATTTAACTCCTCAAGTATAAGTTTTTTATCTTTCATAAAATGTTTTTAATATAAATATGTGATAAAATAGAAACCCCCATCAAAATGAAGGGGGTTTTATAATTTGTTTTACCATTTACTCACATCTGTAAGATCTAAAGTTGCATTTGCTAATTTACTATAGACCTCTACTATTTGTCCAATACCATTTGAGGTGAATTTATATTCATACTGACCATATTCACCGTAGATAACCTTTATGTGTTCTTTCCACTCATCCAATTTTTTAACCTGATCATCATCTAATGTAAATGTTTTCATATTATATTTTTTTAAATTGGTAAATCATCACCAACCTCAATAGGGTTTCTTGGTCTTAATGTCTGTAATCTTTGTCTTAAATATTCTAACCCTTCATCTTGAATAATGCCCAGGTCATTGGTTCTTTCTTGTACATGATTTATTATCCCCTCCCCCATCATTTCTACCGGTATTGGTTCTTCACGACCAACCATTTCTTCTTCCGGCTCCTCATACCCACGATATTTTTTTAACTTTTCCAATTCACTTTCACTAAATAACTTATAGTTAAAATTTTTATCTTTAACATCAGATTTTATTTCACTAAACAACTTATGTAATAATTCAAACGGAAGTCCTGTCTCCATTGAATCTATTCTATCATCTTTTTGATCGTAGATATGAATTTGTTGTTTACCATGGAAAAACCCAAATTTAAAATTATTTATTTTATCAATTACATATACAAGTACTCCATCTCTTGAGTGATTATAAAAGTAACTAGGGTCATGAACTGAAGCAGTACACCATTTTGTTTGATACCCATAAGATACAGATGCTTCATATGTTAATGGTTTAATACATAAATATTGATCATCCTCATAAACAACTTTTACTTCTTTTTTTGCCTTTTTAAATAGATCACGATTCTTAGCCATATACACCTCACTTGAGACCATATCCCAACTATCGTATTTACTAATGTCTTTTTCATTAGTTAAACCTCTCTCCATATAGTCACAAAACTCAACAAATAAATTCATCTCATCCCAACCATACAGGTGTCCAATCAATCTCTTTGTCATCCAACTATCAAAACTATTATCACCTAAAACCTCATCAAGTTTTCTTTCTCTTGGTGACGCTTCTTTAAGTACATATTTCGAATCGTTGTTAAAACTTTTTATAAGTATTTTAACCAAAAATTGAGTGTATTTTTTAGTACTACTAGTATCTAGTTTACCCATCAAATCAATTAAACTAATATTAACTAATTCGTTTTCTTTTTTAATTTTTTTAATTCCCATTTTCTATATTTTTTTCTTCTAATGATGTTCCAAGTATATATAATTCAAAAACTATTGTTATTACAATTTGAAAGAATCCACTGAATAACCACCAATTAAGTGGATTGTAATCTTTTTCAATCCATATCATAATGGCGTAAAATAAAAGGTTCTTTGAAAAGAATGCAAACGTGTTTAACTCCTGTTTCATTATAAAGGTAATCTATCTGCAATTTTCTTAATCAATTCTTCCTCTTCGTTTGTTAATTGATGATATGAGTTCCATATCTTGGTTAAGTTGTCTCTCAACTCTTCTTCACCTGGCGATTCTTGTTCTCCTCTAACTACTTTACGTATATTAGGATTTATATGTTCATCTAAAATACCATCATCATATAACAATTCCGCCATACCCATTTTATCTTGACGATCCATTTCGTCATAGATATCATCTAAATCAATATTAACATTTATCCAAGCCATCTGTTATTTTTTTAATAATAAGTAAAATTATTCATACTTCCAAATAAATCCGCCCGATTTTTTTGTTTTATTTGATAAATTAGATTTAATATCACCTTTAATATTATTGTCCTTCATCCAATTAAAGGCATCAGTCATACAATCATATTTTTTTAAAAAATTACCATCTAAATCAAATTGTAGAACACATTTACCATTTCTCTTTTTTGACTCCGATCGTTTTTTTATTAAATCATCACTTTGTTTTACACCTTTTAAAGGGCTTACATATCCCTCAGGAATGTTTTTAGGTGTTCCCTTTCTTAACCTATTTCTTTCCGATAAATCTGGTCTTGGTATGCCTATTTTAGATAATGCGGTTTTTGGATTTGGTTTTCCTTTATTATGAGCAGGACGACCTTTGTATTTTTTTGAGATTAACTTTGAGAACTCGTTTCGGATCCTTTGGTATTGTCTTGAGTTTACTTTATATCTCATACCATTCCTATCTTGGTTACACATACCCCATAACGCAAATTTCAATTTGTATTCATCAGGATGTATCTCACAAAGTAATAAATGAGCAATAAAATGTTCCTTTGCTGTTAATAATACAATGTTTGGGTGTGTTTTCCACTCTACAGTTTTTCCTTCACCACCCAAACATTTTGGGATTATGTGGTGTGATTCATAGTATACCCCACAATTTTTAATTCTATTTTCACTCTTCGCCCTCAGGATTATCTGGTCGTACACTTTTTTGTAGTTCATAATATTTCTCCATAGCAATTTTATTTATTCGTTCTTTGTTACGATGGTAATACTGATTAGCCCATTTTTTTTGAGCCTCTTTTTTCTCCTCTTCCGTTTTGTATTTTTTTAATCGTCCCATATAATATAAATATATTACTAATAGAAAAAAACTAATATAAATTAATATATTTTAATGTGAATCACCGTAATTATTTTTCTCACTTGCTATCAAATAATCAGGGTTAATGATTTTAGCAATTTTGTGTCTACTACCATCCAAAGATTTAACAACAACACCTTCGTGAGGAACTTTAGTCCCTTGAATATAGTTACCGAACACGTATTTATCTTGTTTTTCTTTTGACCAAGGACCTGAATATAATGTTTCAACCTCATCTAATTCTAAACATTGGAAGTGTGTTGTTTGACTTAAATTATCTTCATAATGTCCATCAACCTCAACATCAAAACCAGCAAAACGAATCTCCGTTAAACCATAATCATAATTCTTTTGGATTCCGTGTCCGAAGATCTCACCATAGATAATAAAACCAGAACCTATCCCATCAGGTGAATAAACATCTTTAACGTGATCCCAAAGTTTTCTACGAATATCGTATTTTATTGCTATGTCTTCCCACACATTTCTATCATAAAATCCTTGTGAATCAGAACCTTTTTCTACATTATGGCTACCCACAACATATTCATATCCAATCCATTGATTACCAAACCATCCACGAATCTTATCTAAGAATGAAAGTTTTTTCTTCCTTACAATTCCGTAACGAGCATTGGTCCCGTGTAATTTACGAGTAATACATACCTCATCGTCCTCATTAAACATATCCGGTACATTTTTCATATTTGGGAATTTGTAGTAAACGTGGAAGTTAGGGTTTTGGTGGTACTTGAATTTTCTACCCCCAACACTCATCTCAACCATCTTAACTGGTGGTTCGTATTTGGTGATACCTAATAGTTCCATTAAATCTTCTCCTTCTGTAAGAGTGGGGTATTTTCTTAAAGCAGGAATAGTATTCTTACTCATAATTAAACACTCAGAGTAAACTTTACGAAGTTTAACGGTACGAACTCTTTGACCTTTTCTTAGGTAATTAGTTACACCCATTAAATCAGATAATTCAACGGGGATTACCGCATCGGTAGTTGCAACAACAACCTTATCACCAACACTGTATTCACCTTTCTTAGTAATGGCTTGCCAACCACCAACCAATGCAAGTTCAATGTTATCCGCACCTTCTATTGGTATAATCTCTCCGATTATTCCAACATAACATACACTATTTAAATTTTCCATTTCTTATTTTTTAATTAATATCATACAATCCGTTTTTTTGATCCTCTTCCATCATTTTTATCAAAAGAGCCTCTCTACTATATTTTCTAATTAACTTGAACGTCTCTTTGATATCTGTAAAATCAGATGGTGGTGTATCGTTTCTCACAGGAAGAAAAATTATAGTAAATCCGTGATTTCCCGCAAACTTTTCTTTTACTCTGATACCACAGATTTCATCAATATAAACCCACGGGTAATTACCTGAAAGTTTAACTTCAATTCCAATTTTTTTCAATCTTTCAACAAACCTTGTGATCTTATCACCGGTTTTCTTTACATTAGTTTCTGTTTCCATTTCTATATAAGTTCCAAATTTAGTTTCTCTCTTCTTTTGATCCATAACATTCCAATTTTTTATTAGTTATATTCCACAAATCTTTTTTTCCTTCCGTCATATGACAATTATGTTTCTTTCCCGTTCTTTTACCAAACTCTACAATCATATCATTATGTCGGTTACGAATGGTATGAGGACATTCTTTACAGGGTTTTTTCATTTCTTATCTAAGATTGAATCAACATATTCTTTTGCATCTTTCAACTTTTCAAAGTCATATTTAACATCATTAATGTTAACAACATATGATTGCCACTTAGTGAATCTCTTATCGTCTTTCTGAAATGTGCGCGGGTCTCTACGTCTGAAATAATCTTTGACTTTTGATCCTTCAAACTTTGTGATTATTACACCACGATATTCCCTTTTAGTTTCTTTAGTTGTCCACATAGAAACAAAGGTAATAAATTAATTTGGATTTGACAAACTATTTTTTGAATTTAAATTCGGTTTCTATTTTTCTTTTACCGTATTTTTTTTCCATCAGTTGTTGATGAAGTTCCCAATTGATTATAGATTCATTCATTGGTTGATCGTCTTCTGCCATTGCGTAAAGTTTACCTAGTTTTTTAATAATTTTGTTTGCGTCGTCAGATAATTGTTTACATATATCTTTAAAGAACATAATAGGATCATCATCATACTTTGTCAAATAGTTGATGAATTTTTGTCTTACTTTTTGTAAGTTTTTTTCTTCTTCATCTTGCGGAAGTAATCCACCACCAAATGCATTATTAAATAAAGCCCTAATACCATATCTGTCTAAAGGTGTTGATGTCATTTGATCAAATAACTCAACGTTATTATTCACCAAGTTCACATAAACTAATTTTAATGTTATTTTAATCTTTTCGTCTTCAGTTAAATTTTCATTATATTGTCCAATATGTTTAATTAACGCATCCACTCTATCCATTTGTTCTTTTAAACCATCAATTAACTTTTCAAAACTATAATCCCTAATTTCTAAAATCTCTTTAAATGATCTGTCTTCTTTAAGGAAATTTAAAAACTTAGATTTTAAAATTTTCCTTTGTCTCATTCTTGACGCAAGTTCAGTTGGTCTAACTAAACTTTCGGCAACTTGCATAAAATAATTGTACCTCATAAACTTATGGTCAATCTCAGGTATTCCAAACCTTAAATTTCCTTTAGAGTAAGTTTGGTATTGAGCGTCTTTACCAATTAAATCAAATTGTTTTTTCTGTTTGTCGTACTTATGTTTTAACTCATGAGCCAAAGTGGATTCAGTTTCAACACGATCTTGTGTAAATCTTTCATATAAATCTTCAGGTTCCCATTCATTACCAACGACAAATGTTATATGTAATTCTATTTCAGTATCTAATAACTGAACTTTTAATTGTATTTTTCTATTATAATTAAAATTTTGACCCATAGCCATAGATGCAAGTTCAGCCTTCCCATCATAACCTGGAATATGCTCAACATTAACATGAAGATCAAGTGAATCAATCTGATAATCCGAAATAGTTAAATCAACACTTTGGTTAAAAATATATTCGTCTTTTTTATAATCAATTCCCTTAATTAAATTTTCAACTATTTCATATAAATCTGATGCAGTATCTAAAATACCTTCAGGAACCCCTAACGCTTCGTTAAGTATTTTGTATTGTGTTTCTGTTAATATAATCTTCATACATATAAATATGTTGGAGTTGTAATTTAACCCACAACCCCAACAATATCATCTAAATGGTGATCATCGTTCATCTCAGAGACAATATTTCTTTTATCCATCATGTGTACAATCTCGGTAATACTATATGGTTGGAGGTTGTTTCCATCCACACCAACGTCCAATCTTTTACCTTTACCCCATTTTCTACTTGCCGGTAAGTGAACGTGTCCGTGAAGGTGAACCACCCCTTTATTAAGACCATTCCAACTTTCAAATGGATAGTGAGTCATCACAAAGTTTTCTCCACCAATGTTAACCTGTAGGTAATCACTAACAGATAAGAACATATCTTTAATGCCATCTCTATTGTTTTTGATATGGTGATCGTGATTACCAAGAACCAAGTGAATGTTTTTACATACCAATCGGTCCAAGAAGATTCTAATAAACTCAAAACCACCAAAAGCAACGTCACCCAACATAATTAAAGTGTCGTCTTGACCAACTTTAGAGTTGATGTTATCAACCAATGCGTTATTCATTAGTTCTAACGTTGGGAAATTTCTTGTACTATGGTCTGGCACTTTCCCATCAGTAGTTCTCCAATCAGTTACACCTCTACAAATGTTTTTATGGTTGTAGTGGGGATCTGATGTGACCCACACTCTACCTGTCGTTAATATTTTATCAAATTTCATTTCTTAAATTTTAATTTCAAATCTATCTTTCATTAACTGTATCTTATCTTCAGGGACTCCGTGTTGATTAATCCCACCATGTCTATTCTCAACAATCAAACAAAACACTTTATAATCAAATATTTCCGCCATATCAAAATACGGTTTCATTTCCCATTCTTGAGTAAATGTGTTTGAAACAACAATTACGTTATTAATATTTGCGGTATGATTTAATATCATCGCAGTATTAACACTATCTTGACACCACTTATGTGCTTCCTTTATTTTGGTGAAGTCAAATTTATATTCACCATTATCCATAAAGAACATATCAGTCTCAAAATGAGCACCACCTAATGATTTAGCAAACGTAGATTTACCTGATCCAGGCACACCTCTAACAATATATAATATTTTTTCCATAACTTAATTTTTTACCCAACCAGATTTATTGTCAGGGTTAACTTTTATCAAACCTTTCTTTAACAAGTCATACGCAATGTTCCAAGCCTTATACCCAATAACCTTGTCATATCCTTTTTTATCTTTAGTATCTAACAAAATGTGATCAAAAACCCAAACAACCCCTTCTTTTTCCAAGAGTTCCATAAATAATTGTTCTTTCTTTGTTAGTTTCATACCACAAATATAACGCTTTAATTGGAATATACAAAAAAAAATATCATAAAAAAAGGGAGATCTCTCTCCCTTAATAAATTTTTAGTTTTAACTATTAATATATTCTTACATTTCCTCCCGGTGTTGATACCTTTGGTTCTTCAGCTCCTCCCCCTCCAGTTGAAGATCCACCTGTAAGAGCCATCATAATTTGATTTCTTGTATTTTGATCTCTTTTACAATCGACGGTTAATCCCGCATCTTTAGTGTTATTTAAATATTGTTTTACTTGTCTTAAAGCATCACACATTTCTTTTTTACGTAAATCTCTTTGTCTTTGTCTTTCAGGATCTACATTACCTCCTCCTCCTCCACCACCACCTACTACTCCACTTCTTCTACCTCTACCACCTGTACCACCTGTACCACCTGTACCACCTGTACCACCTGAACCACCTGAACCACCACCTCTAATAACCTGGTCAGTACCCTCTTTTGCGTCTTCACCAAATAAAACTTTTTGTGTTGATCCACCACCACCAACGTTTTTATATTCAGCATCAATCACTACATTATATTCATCTAAAACATTTAAAATTTTAAAGTACCCATTATTATCACTTAGTTGTGTATCACTAGTATTAGGAGATACTTTAATCCATTTACCTTCATCCTTTGTCGTATAATTATGTTTTCTACCCGAATACTTTATAGGTGATGCAGCATCATAAGCCATAATTTTTTTAAATGTTAACTCATCAACATCACCCGTATCTTCCAAGTTAGTATCTTTTTGTTGGAAAGCTAATACCGCTTTTTGCGTTTCAGGACCATAACCACCTTTAGTACTAATACCTAATTTTGTTTGTATTGCAACAACATCAGGACCCGTACTTTTAAGCGTTAAAGGTCTTGTGTATTCTGTTGCAGATGCGGGTAATTCTGTTGCAGATGCGGGTAAAACATTCCGTGCGTTAAAGGCTTCAGTACCTATTATTGCCTCTAAAGTTGCATCATCAACAACTCCATCAGTTCTTAATGGTGTTGGAAGTTTAGCTCCTTCAGTTGTTTGGAATTTAATTACCGCTTTTTGAGTGTCTTTTCCAAATTTGTTATCAACAGGTCTTAACTTTAATGCCTTTTGTATCAACCCAACATCAGGGTCTTCCGCACCTATCCATAAAGTTTGTTCTTCAGTTAATAAATTATGTCTAAAACCTCTGATTCTATTGTTACTTACACTATCTTCTAATAAATTACGATTAGGTGCACCTTGGATACTATTGTCACTTTTACCATTATCATTAAAATCGGGATCTGTAGTTAAAACTATTTTATTTTGTTCCGGTCCTGGAATTGCCCAACTAAAATATTCAGGGTTAATATATGGTACTATATCATCATAACTCCAAGCATTAGTTGATAGTGAAAATTGTATTTTTTTATCATTACAATCAAACTCAGTTATAACTTTATTACTATCCATTTGTACCCCTACATCTGTGTAATCAGTACCTCTTTGGTCTTTTGCAACACCATAAACAAACTTATCAATAATAGGATTACCTGTGTTTAATTGATACCCAACACCTCCAGGTATTTGTTTCGGTTTATTCACTAATGCCGGATTACGTCTTGGAGAATTAGGGTCTATACAGTAATAACCTTCAAACGATACTTGATAAGAACCAATTTCTCCATCACCAGTATGAGGGGTATATTTACGACCCACACATTTCCATGCTTCCCCATCACTACCCGCTCTATATGCCTCAATTGTATCATATCCACATTTTTTAGCATTTGCTAATAATGTGTCGTTCAATGTTTCTTCACTTTTTTTAGTATTTTCAATACTATCACCAACAGATTTCCAATATTCGTCACGTTTAGCCTCTGTTAAATCAATTGACTTAGTTAATGAATGTATTGAAGCTTGAGCAACATAATAAGAATAATCATCTGATCCAACATTAGCAACCGACGCTCTATATATATTACCATATCCAAGGTCCTCTCCTCTTTTTACAGTAGCACACCATGATGGGAAATCTAACTGATAAATTATACTTCTAACTTTATCCTCTACCGTATCTGTCGCTCTGTACTGAGTAATAAGATCCTCCACTACTTGTTCAATATTTGAACTTAGAGGTTTACCCATTTTTAAAGTATTACATTTTTTCGATAATTCATCTACCGCTAAATCAAGATTACTACGACTAATACTTGCAATTTCTGTTTGAGCATTTTTAGCTAGCCAGTAACTAGCACCATCAGCCCCAATACAAAAACCACCATCAACACATGGGTTGAACTCTATTTTAATATTATCATATGTTTTATCACCAACTGTTACTTTACCAGTGTCGTAACTCTCATTTAACAAACCATAACTTTCATTTAGACTTTGTCTAACAATTCTTTTTAATAAACTATCTGTAATTCTTTTCATGTCTTATCCAATTATAGCTTTTTTTATGGCCTTAGCCGTCAAAGGACCAAATTTACCGTCGGCATCTAAACCCGCATTTTTATTGGTATTTAACCAATTCTGTATATCTAAAATGGTGTAATCCTGAGTCTGCTCAACCAAAACATTGGTCTTTACCCCATGTTTGCTTAGTATGTCTCTGATCTCACTTTCCGTTAATTTTAATTTATGCAACATAAGTATTGTGTCTTAAATTTATTTTATTATATAAATATACCTATATAATAAAAAATAAATAAAAAAAGGGAACCGAAGTTCCCATTTTAGGCCCGACATTGGATAAATGTCTGACTCCACCACCTTGTTTTTCTAAACAAGGAAACAATTAGTTTGTTACCAACGCCTCAATCTTACTTTTAACTTGTTCAGTTAATGAAACTTCCTTAACGTTAGTAACGATAACCGAATCTTTCAATACCTTATTTGGGATGTGAACCAAGAATGTATCTCCGTTGAAGAAACTCAAGTCTTCTTCTAATACCAATGCTCCGTGTACCATCTTCAAAAAGATTCTGAATTGTGTCTGATCCATGAATGTCTCGTTGATTAAATCACCGAACTTATCACTTACTACTTTTATGTTGAAACCCGTCTTATTCATATAACAAATATAGTTAATTATTTCTCAATTACAAATTTTTTACCCACTTTTTTTAGTGTACCAACAAAATCTTTTTGAGGATCAATACCTGACCAAAAACCAGAACCATCAGACCAAACGCCACGTTTATTATTTTTATAAACCGTTTCACCTTCAAATATAATATAATCAGGTTGATCATTTTCAGTCAAAGCATATGCTCTTGTCATTTCTCTACTTTCAGATGGTGTGTAAATACCTGACCAATCTTGTCTACATAAAAATGTTGCTTGTCCAACAATTACTTCTTGCCCATCAAGGGTTGCTTTCTTGTTGAATTTTTTCTTGAATGTATTGATGTAACTACCCATATGTTTTTTTGTTTTTACAAATATACAAATAAAAATGACATGGCATAAAAAATCCCATACTTTTTTCTCAAAAAACATGGGATTAATATTGATAAACCAATTAATTCGTAGAAAGGAAGGGTATTGGTTGTTTTTTTGTGTAATATAAATATATAATACTTTAGTAAAAGTCAAAAAAATTTACTTTTAATTTAAAATTTTTGTTAAAATCTTGTATAATTCTTCATTTTTACCAATTGGAAGGTCTTCTAACGTAAAAAACCCAAAATCTGAATGTTCATGCCCATCTTTTGCTTTATCCAAGTTTGGTGTCATTTTCTTGTCAGATTCATATAGATACACATAAATTAAACCCTTCGGATCTCCATCATCATCTTTTTTTGTTATGAACCCAACCAAACTTATTTCGTCTTCAATCTTAATGTTTGTCTCTTCATAAAACTCACGATAAGCACAATCTCTTGGAGTTTCGTTTGCTTCCATATGCCCTGATGGAATAAACCATTTACCCGCATAAGTTTCATGGTCAGCTCGTTTACATAACAAAACTTTATTACCATATTTTAATATTACACCTGAACTTCTATCTGATTTCATTATAAGAATATATTTATAAGTATATGGAATTAATAGTAAACAATAATTTATTCAATGTCAAATGTGTTATAACCAGTAAAGACATACAAAACGGTATGATGGATAAAAAATTTGATAAAAGTTTTGATGGTATGTTATTCATAATGAAGGATGGTGATCATTCTTTTTGGATGAAGAACTGTATCATATCTTTAGATATAATTTTTATAAAAGATAATAAAATTAACAAAATACATAATAACTGTAAACCGTGTGACGCACCTGAATGCGATCGTTACACAGGTAATGGAGATATGGTATTAGAACTTAAAGGTGGTACTTGTATTAAATACGATATAGCTGAAGGCGATACTATTATTTTACAAGATTAATCTTTCATTTTTTCTTTCAATACTCTCACAAACTCATTCTGAACCATCTTTGTAAATTTTACATAAGGTGAATCATCTGACTCAGCGTTATATTTGTATTTACCCTCAGGTGGTCGTTTAGATCTACCTAAGTAAGATAACCCAGAAATATTTGTAATACATTTGTGACCACCGCTATTAGATTGAATAAGGTCCCAAGCGTTCACACTAATTGAATCTAACAATTTCATTTCTTCGTCTCTTAATTCACTGAATGGTTTTTTCATTATCTTATCAACATCATTAAGAATGTCCTCCCCATCAATCATTTTTTTAAATTCTTTACCATATAACGCATTGAAATCTCTGAATGTAAAACCAACTGATTGCTCACCAAAATCTTTTCCCGATTCTGATATCCATTTGATTGTTGATAGAGGAATATCCTTGTCCTGTAATTGTGATTTCCACTTGTTTAACACCTCATCTTTAATCTCACCTAAGTTCACACCTTTAAGTGCCCTTTCTTTCTTAAATGGGTTACAAGACGCTTGTACCAACCCTAAAGGCCAAGCAATTACTAAGAAGTCAGCCTCAGGATTATTTCTGAATGGTGTATATCTATCGTAGGATCCTGGTTTCATCATACTACCACCACCATACTGAACAATAACATTATCATCAACGTTAACATTCTTATGTGTCTTCATTGTTTGAACATAGTTCTCTTTGTTTTTTTCCAAAGATTCAACATCCGCATAGTTCTTTTCTTTTATCTGAGATCTGATGTTTAATAATATACTTAATAAAGATGGATTCGCATTCATTACAATATTTTCCAAGAACCCTGGTTTGTTTTTGAATGCCAACAATAACTTATTAGTTACCATACCCATTACCATTTTGTTTCTTTGTAAGGATTGATCTTTATCAACCTTAAACAAATAGTTCATTACTTCTTCAGGACTAATATCATGTTGAGCATAGTTTGCAGAATCTACAGTTGAAATCAAAGTAATATCATCTGTTGGGAAAATGTCTCTTGGAGATACGGTTTGAGATATTGTTTCAACATTTGACCTTGAAGATTTAAAATTAGTTGCGGTACCTTGTTCAACACCAGCTTGTGTGTCGTGGTGATCCGTGTGAATAACAAACATTGGTTTACCATGAGCAAAGTCAACTAACACTGGCATAACATCACCTTCGGCATCTAATTTCTTAATCGCAAATTCCTTATCACCATATTGGATAATCTCAGCGTCAACCACTTTTATACCGTTTTCTTCTAAGTAATTTTTCATACCCAACGCAGTGGTAACCCCATCTAAATCTTGGTGAAAGTATATTTTAGCCTCAGGATATCTTCTGGATAATTCTCTGATATTTCTTATTCCCGATTCTGTTATTAATTTTTTATTCATACTTATAAATATTTTTTGGGTATAAAAAATTAAAATTCACATATTGCGTGATCTCCAAACATATTGTCGTATTCGTCTTCCATGGTATTCAATTTATTATAAATACCATTAAAAACTAAAACTTCCACATTATAGTGGAAGTTCTTTTATTTGTTCTAAAGCTTTAAAATAATTAATCCTTGTCTCAGCAATCTTTTTATAATTTTCACTTAATTCAATTCCTAACCATCTACGTTCTAATATTTGAGCAGCTACTAATGTTGTTCCTGATCCAGCAAATGGGTCCAATATTACATCGTTTTTGTAGGATAGTATTTTAATCGCTTTGGTTGGTATATCCATGGAGAAAGTCGCCTTGGTGAGTGATTTAGTATCCGCAAAGTAATTCCACTGACCAAACACAAGTTCCATAAACTCTTTCTTATCTTTTTCCTCATACACTACTTTTTTCTTTAATGTTCCATCTTCCTGTTCAATTTCAGTTGGAACTCCTTTCCATTGTGGTTCACCTTTAACTTTTTTGATGTGATGTTTTTTGTAAGCTAAAATAACACATTCCTTTGGATTATAGATGTAAGGACTTGACGGTGACATCCAAGAACCCCACGCAGTAGTTTTAGATCTATGTGGTGATTGTTCTTCCAAGTCAACAATACCAAAGAATCCAAATCCAATTTCCTTCATTATCTGATACATTTCAGAAACAAAGAAGATACGACCACCTTTCTTTTGTCTGTTAATCTCATAAGGAATGTTAAGAGCAATACGTCCATCGTCCTTCAATACGTTATACGCTTCGGTTAACCAATTCTTAGCAAATACCAAATACTCATCAAATTCAACATCATCATCGTGTACATCATACTCAATCCCAACCCCATAAGGTGGTGATGTTACGATTAAATCAACAGATCCTTCAGGTAATTTTTTCATTACCTCAACACAATCTCCCTTTATAATTTTTCCTGTTTCTATCATGTTATTTTTTATATTGTGTTTCTAAGTATTCAAATAAATTTAAAAACTTTGGTATCTCACCTTTGGTTTTAAGATAATAATCCCTCATTTTTAAACAATTTAATCCGTATTTTCTATCGTGACCTAAACGATCCTCAACGTTTTTAATTTTTACGTCTGTTGTTAAAATATAGGATATTTTATTTATAATGTCCAAGTTTGTTACCCTAAATGATGTACCGATATTAAATATAGTGTTAATAATCTCATCATCAAACATTAAATCACAGATTACTTTTACGTTATCGTAAACATACATCCATTCCCTAACTTGTTTACCATCACCATACACAGGAATTTCTTTACCTTCTTTAATTGATCTAGCGATTGTAGGTAAGAACTTTTCCTCAAATTGGTGTTCACCAAAGTTATTACAAGTTCTTGTAATAATATATGGTAAACCATAAGTTCTGTTAGCAGATAAAACTAACATATCAGATGCCGTTTTAGTTGCGGAATAATATGAACTAGGTTTTAAATTATCATCTTCAGTTGCCGTATGATTACTTGAGAAGTGTTCGTCCATATCACCATAAACCTCATCGGTTGAAATATGAATAAACTTCTTTAACCTTTTATTATTTCTTGATATCTCTAAAAGGTTAAAAGTCCCTTCAACATTTGTTTTAACAAATGGAAGTCCGTTTGTGATTGAATTGTCAACATGAGATTCTGCTGCGAAGTGAACAATATAATCAAATTCACCTAATTCATCTGCGGTTACATCACAAATGTCTTTTTGTAAGAATGAAACATTATGTTTAATGTTCGTTTTACGTCCAGCATATGTCAGTTTATCAATACAAAGAACATCACATTCAAAGTTATCTAATAAGTAATTTATAAAAGCGGAACCTATAAAACCCGCACCTCCTGTTACTATTATTTTCATTTTTTTTCTAATGTTTCTATATGATGTTCTAAGTACCATAAAGCTTTCTTAAGATCTTGTAATTCTTTATCCGAATCTTTCTTTCCCGCTCTTGATATATACTTTACCGTATTTCCTAATGAGAATCCTAATTCCCAAGCATCAATTACTTTGATTGCCTCATAAGGGTTATCTTCTCCTCCGTAATGTTGGGGGTGATTTACTTGTTCCATTTTTG